TTTTCCTTTCATGTTCTCTCCTTTCAGAATCCTGCCATGCCTGTTGTATCCCATCCAAGACGGTCATACAACTTATATACTACATTTGCTGCAGTATTCCCGTCACAATGATTATCTATTATATACGATAAGACAATGATCTCGTCAAGCAAGATTATTCTTGTATTGTCTCTGATGCGCATGTAAAGATCATCAGCCCACCTAGATACAGTAGGCGCGGTATCCTTGTATTCGGTAAACACATCAGAACACTTTTGATATATAAGCTCAAAATCAATCATCATAGGCATGGTAAACTTCCTTTTATACCCTTATCGCGGGCAAACTCTTTGAGGGATATGCTGTCACCAGAAATTTTGCGGTTCATGTACTCTGTTGACAAGTTTGTTCCAAGATATAGCACAAGCGTATCTACATCTGCCTGAGCCATGTAATATCCAAGATTGCAATACTCTCTCCATGCCTTGATAAGCTTTTGGCGTTCTTCAAATTCGGCAAGGTTTTTTCGTGCAATTTCCTTGCATTGATCTTCCATGTGAGCCTCACACACATAACGCGCCCCAAGAGGAATTCCGTCTTCGTCTGCTATCGCGCGCAAGTTGGCGCGATAGCAGCATATTATTCCAAATGAAGTACATATACGCGCCTATAACTTCATAATCAACATTGTAGCAAGGTACACATTCTTCGCAGAACTCGTTGACTGTGTATGCCGCAATCTTGCCGCATTTGCGACATATAGCACTTGATTCGTTAATTACTTGGTTTGTCATCTTTTGTCTCCTTCAATGCTGAAAAGTTACCACAATTCCAAGAGTATTTTCCTTCTTGGGCAATATCCGCGTATTTTGATTCATAATCCCATGTATTCCAATCGCCCAACGACTGAGCATGTGCAGCTATAACCGCTGATCTTGGATCGCATGTGTATATCTGGTAATTACGAGTAGTAAGATTAAGAACTCTTACAGCAGACATAATTCACCTCTTTATTTAGAATACTTTGGTGATGAAATACCATGCTATTATAAGATCAAGTATGGTTGTTATCACCATGTGAAAGATAATTGATCCAATGATTCTTTGCAAGAGAGATTCATTGACGATCACCAGCCTTACAACATCTTCTTTCTTGGATTCATCTTGTTTATTATTCATCGGAAATATTCCTTTGTTTTGCTTGGCGGTTTAACCACCTACCGCCAAGGTTATATTATGCAGTACCAATCCACTCAGGAATCTACTTACAGGAATCTACTTACCGCTTGGCCACGAGCATGACGGTACTGCATTATTAATTAGGATGGGATGACTGTGTAGAACATCACCCCATCTGAGCCGATGCCATGTATTCCAAGGAAACCATCATTGCTGAGGGAATCCAAGCATTCCGAAGCATCATGCCAATCAATCTCAATTTTGTACTGAGTCGACAGCCCGGCCACAATCATATGGCAGTTGAAAACTGCTGTGCCGTTAAGATGCAGTGTAATTAGATCCATCACAAGATTACGCAAGGCGAGAAATTCCTTGGTATTACTAGGTCTTATTCTTACCATATTATCTCTCATAATATTCTCCTTTTCTATGACGCGACAGAATTGTCGTGCCTCGATTCCCCGCAAGTAACCTTGTAGGGCAAGGAAATCGGCAATTACTTGTCGTCGTTACACTCTTCAAGAAACGTTTTGGGCAGATCATGGCTATCGAGCTGTTCTTTATTGTCTATCAACCACTGTTCCGCATCATGGTAGTGGAAGAAAAGTTTCGTTTCGTGATTTTTATCAGTTATAGGTATGTAAGGAAACCCCCCCTCGTTTGTCAATCCTATTTCGTATCTATTCCTAACAAAGATAATGCGGTACTCTTTATTCAAGAGACCGCGATAGAAGATTCGAGTAGGGTTTCCTACTGTCATCCTAATAAAGTATCCATCCCCATCTGACGCAGGTGTCATAGTTGGGTAAAAGAAATCTACCAAGATTCCAGCCGTGATTCCATATCTGTTTAAGATAAATTCTATCGGCATCGGCGTATCTTCACCATCAACGAAGAGTTTACCGTCCTCTTCGTTGATGTAATGGCCATGTAGTTTCATTACTTTGTCCATGCTATTATTCTCCTTTCTTAACCGAATAATTCGTAATTGAAATTTCCATCGTTATAGTCCAAGTAGTACAGAGATTGGTGTGCAACATAAGCACCAGACTCTTCACGCATATTACCGCCAGAGTCTTGCACAACAACCGTAGTTGAATTTGACCCAGTATTAACCACAGTTACCCACAAATCTTTATCTTTGTCTACGCAATACGCAGTTCCAATCGTGTACACGTACCTCGATTGTGGATTTTCAGCAAGAGCTTCTCCGGCAGGAGAGATTACAAAGTAAGGATACTTCGGTTTATATTCCTTATTAAATTTTCGCATGATTTCAAATGCACTATCTCTACTTACCTCAATACTTTCCACGCCGTTACTCACAAAGCAAGTTTTTTCCATGTCATTCTCCTTTAATGCCTATTGACAATGTCCGCGCACGCGGCGCAGACAACCAATCCAATAAACCCAATCACCGCGAATGCGGCAAAAGACGCGAAAATAACTTGTGCCTCAAGACTCATACCCATCTTATCCTACCTTTCTTTTGGCATAACCGGATTGTCATACCTACACTGCCCTCCAATCTTCCCACCTCGATTGGAAGACAGTAAAAGTTGGCAATCTGCTTGCTTACTTATTTGACGGGTTCGTCAATACCGTTCTCTTCCGCATGCTTTACGAACGCGGAGAGCTTACCGTCACGATTGACGGAACGCACTTGAATTTCGGCTTTTCCGGTAAGAAACGCCTTAAGAGCGTTCATATCCGTAACCGACTCAATTGCTTCGTCCTTTGTCGGATACCAAGTAGTACCGCCGTCAGACGAGAACTCGTCGCTCTTGCCGACTGGCTTTCCGTCGGCGCTAAGCTCGATCATTTGACCAAGATGCCCGCCTAATACTTTGGTAGCATACCCGGATTGAATTGCTTGTTTGCTAAACAAGATCCCATTGTCGCCAATAAGCATTGTCCCGCACGGAATATACTTGTCAGCGTCAACGTCTTTCCCGTAAAATTGCGCGAGATTGTCATTGACGATTTCAACAAGACCATACTTGGCACCGCGCTTGCTGCCCCCACCGCCCGTTCCCTTGCCCGTGCCTTCGCCTGGCTTGTTCCGCAAGCCAGCGGCAACCATAGCGCGGTTATGCGCGCCGCGCAATGTCCCTGAATATGACTTGGTCGTCGGGTCGAAAGGAACATTTGGCACGTTACAAGTTGTAATAACCTTGTCTTCCGAATCTACCAACGCGATTACCTGGCCCTTAAATTCACTTGCCCGAAGACAGAAATCTTTCTCCGGTAAGCTCGCGGCATTGATTCTTGCCGCATACACAGTTGTTTCTTCGTTTTTCTTAGGCATTTTATATCTCCTTATATAGTATATTGACATGACAGGATTGTCACGTCATGCCCGTACACTACCCTACTTGTGCAAGGTAGTGTACGGATAGACACTCCAATCCATAACACGCGCATGAATGACGCGCTTCGTTCAGACCTCGTTGTCACATGCTGGCCTATGTACTCACTATGTTACCGTGATTACACTTATATGATCGTGTATGCCGAGACCTGCGATGGCTGTGTGTGTCCTCTAACGCCCTACTACTGGCCTAACGCTACTTGTACCCCTTGCGTTATGTTACCCATCATAGGGATAACCCCCGTACACTTACCATGTGGTCTACCACTTGTGAGACCCTGCATGTAGATAGCTTGGTTATTGCCCATGTTTCACTTATAGCATGCCCTTACATACACGACGCATATGCAGATAGCAATGCTACTCGTTCACTTGGGATTACCTGACGACCCTATCTTAGTCGGAGTACCTTGTGTCCATGTAGTGTACGCTACACTTAGTCGGCGCTCGCCCCTATTCAATTGTTAAGTTACTTAGTAGATTCCTCAGTTCTACTAAACTTGGTGAATTTGATTTCTCAAATTCGATTTTCAATTTTTTGTCCCCGCTATAGCTATAATAGCATTTTTTTGCATTTTCTTGCTAAAAGTCGCTATAAACTTGTTTTTTATTTACGCAGAACCCCCATATATGGCGTTCATAGGGAAAAAAAGCCATATATGGGGGCAAGGGAGTTTAACATCCTCTCACAAACGGGGGTCAATTTTTCAAAAAGGCAAAATAATAATATAATATAAGGCGGTACGTAAGAATTATATTGCGATATAAAGATAAAGGATAATAGACAATAAAAGTCTACTATCCTTTATAAATAACGTATCTGTTAATTAACCGGAGCGAAGTTGCGCCAGCAACGAGCGACGGTTAATTCAAGGACATAATATAACATATATAAGGATTGAAATTAATGGGAAAATTGGTGTAGAACACTATTGCTTTTTAAGGGAAATGGTATTATAATTAAGGTGGTGGGTGGGGGAGGGCGGTGCCAAACTTGGTTAAACTTATTTTAACTTTAATTAACTTTAATTAATTAATATAGATTAAATAAAAAGAGACACTCCCTGACGAGAGAGTGTCGTGCCACATACGAATATGTTGGCAGGGGTATCGCACTGTATTTACAATAGTCGTCACAAGTAATACAGTGGAAGCTTTCGAACCACTTATTTATTGCATATTCGTGCTATTAGTGGTTATGGGGGTCAAGGTTGGAATCGCACCAACTGGCAAGCCTTCTGTCAAGTTACACTCATCTCTTTAGGCTAGCATCCAGAGACTACTCTACTTCTATCTCGGTTTTTTCAAACGATTCATTCCCGAAACATGACCAATAATATTACAACATAGTTTTATATAAAAAGCAATACACACCATGATTATTATGGTGTGTATTGCCGTAGCACAATGAAAAGTGACGCTCTCTCCGCCTAAGCAAATCCAGTATAGCATTAACTGTAATATTTTACAAGTACAGTTAATATCACACAATCTTGTCAATAATCATTAATTTCTACCTGTTTAGTTGAATTATCATTATTCAACCTATCCGGTTGAATCTTCCTAATAAAGTTTCTACTTGTTACAACTTTGAATCCATCTTCAAATTCCAGCAAGCAACTATTCATTTTGCCACGTACCAAAATATTACATAGTTTACCATATCGCTCTGGAAGTCGTTTCTTTATGCGCCAAATATAATTCATTGGGTTATTTCGATAGAAGGAAAAGCAATGGCATATTTGTATAACAAGAAAAAATCTTGTTCGACACTATACATCATTCCATAACCGACAGGAATTTTAAATACACTGCCAAACAATTTTTCCTTTGGCAAAGAAGTCGTATATCTTTGCTTACCAACCGAGCTATTCATAATTTCCGAAAATACTTTCCCGGAGATTTTTATAATATTCATTCTTCTTTCTGAACAGGCCTGTATGTGATTAGCAATTGTGGTTATTTTTCTTTCATATTCTTCTGGATCTTCAGAAAATCGCATTACGGCAACATCTTCAGATGGCCCGCAATATAATTGGAAATTCTCATTGTCATAAACAATAAATGATTCGGCAGCTTTGGAATAGTAAAGCGAATATCCAGTTGTGCCAGATACAAGGCGTAAAATCTTATTTTCTACAACAGCATCAATTAATTTCATAATTATTTTCCTTTCGTTATAATGAAAATTGTAATTGAGTATTTGTGAATCTTTTTTCGGATAATTTAATGTATTGCGGATTCAATTCTATGCCAATGTACTTTCTTCCAAATTGTAAGCAAACAACTCCTGTTGTTCCTGCACCATTGAAAGGATCAAGAACAACTCCACCCATTGGGCATCCAGCAAGAATACAGGGTTCAATTAATTTTTGCGGATAAGTGGCAAAATGAGCCTCCTTGTAAGGTTGTGTTGATATTGTCCAGACATCTCTCTTATTACGTGCCGGGAGTCCATCTTGATAGTAACAATCAATATCATTTCCGTGATGCTGTGGGTTTTGATCCTCTAATTGATCTTTTGTTTTGAATCCGCGAATTTTGTTTGGCCATCTTTCGTGTGCCTCTTTTGCAAATGTTTGAGTACCGTTTTTGTATTTATTTGATCCTTTGCAATAAGTATCTTTTCGCCCATCGAAATTAGCAGGTTCTAGAATTGCAATATTATCATAATAATAATCATATCCTTTCCATCTAGGAACATATTTTTTATTGTCGTCATCGAACAACTTCTCTGATATGTCTGGATTATAAGACCATTCTTCAGTATCTGCGGCTTTCCATATCAGCGACTTTCCACCATTCTTACTAAACAAGAATATATACTCATGACTTTTCATGGGGCGATCTTGGACACTTTCCGGCATGGGATTAGTTTTATTCCAGATAATATCTGAACGTAACCACCATCCATCATCGCGTAAAGCAAAAGCAACCATCCAGGGAATACCGATGAGGTCTTTTTCCTTATATCCTTCCTGAAGTGGTCGATAGCCCTCTTTGATTATGCCTTTACTTTTCCGAGATAATTCTCCTGCGTGTTCTTCTCCTGCTTGCCGTAAAGAATGTGCGTAACTATCCCCTAAATTAAGCCACAAAGTACCATCGTCTTTTAATACCCGGCGCACCTCTCGGAATATTTCAACCAGTTTAGCTACATATTCCTCTGGTGTTTGTTCAAGTCCTATCTGCCCATCCATTCCATAGTCACGCAAACCATAATAGGGAGGGGATGTTACACAACATTGAACACTTTGATCCGGTAACTTTTTTATTTCTTCGAGACAGTCACCTTGTATTAGCTGTATCGGCATTGTAATCCTCTGTGTCTATTCGTTTTCAATAAGATGTTTTATTGCATTTTCTATTTTAGTCAACATTGAAAGTTCACCGTTGTGATAGTACCTGTATTGCTCTAGATCGCTTGAATAGTCAAGTATGATGTTTCTTTCTCTCTCTATCATTGTGACAAGCTTTTTTAACTTTCTGTTTTTGCTTTTTTTATCGCGAAGTAATTCGCGTAATATATCTGTATCAAATTCAGAAAGAGTCATACCACATCCGTGATATTCTTGATTCTCGTATGCTATAGTAACTACATGAAGATTGGTATTATAAACTATAATGTATTTATCATTCTTTGATCCAGTTATTGACATTCTGCGATAGTTTTCTGTATTTTCGGTTTTAATATCCATTTGTTTTACCTTTTCTTATTCAAGATCAATCTTATATTCATTTGAAATAGAACCTTCTGGAATTGTTATAATGCACCATTCTCTTATTTCATTTGTTGTAGAAAAAAATTTGTCGATCTTACTTGTAAATACTTCTTTGTAGCATGTAACATTCGGGGTTATATTATTGTCTTCACTCAAGAATGTATTACTTGCTGGATAATTAAATATTGTTTTTCCATAAGCAGTTTTTATTATAACTTTATAAACATCTTATTCGTTGATATATCCTCTTGTTACAAAGATACCGCTATGTACTTCGCCGTTTATTAATGTATTGTCATTTAGCGCATAAATATTATAATATAAGTAGGTTACTTTTTCTGTTGGTGCATAGCCATTGATAAGATAGGATGCATATGAAAAACTCCAAACGAATATGGCTAGTAATACAAAGCAACATATATAGCATTTAATTTGTTCAAGTTTTGTATCGAATCCACCAGAAAGATGAACAGATATTATCAATGCTATTGTGAAAAATAAAGCAATTCCAAATACAGATAGAATAATTATAATCATTATTTTGCCCTTCCTAATACACCGGGAAATTTATAATTTGTAAGTCCTATTCTGTTGAAATCCCTTATGAGTCTGTATATTTCTATTCCCATTTTATCATTAAACCATCTATCGTCTTTTTTTGAATATGCTAAACGTCCTTCTGATTCTTCTATTCTTCGTCTTTGCTGATAAATAGCTGTAATATTACCATTTTTATCGGTAATTGCTTGTCCGGGTAGCGATCCTGCTCCACGTAACATAGCTGACTCAAATCCGTTCAAGGCGACTGTCTGACTTTCTGTATCTATAAATTCTATGGCAAGTTTGAGTTTGAAATCATTTTCATCATAATAATTAGTAGATACATTAAAATCAATTCTTGATATTGTGTTTGGATTCAAGTATGAGGATTTATATTCAATAAATGATGTTTTTTCTTTACTGTCATAATTTTCCATACTAGGAATACTGGCAATACATGAATAACAATGAAAATCTTGATAGAATGATATTGCCAGATCCTCAATTGTTTCGATTGGGCCATAATAACTTGCGTTTCCGCATCTATAACAATTGTGTACTATGTATAACTCGCCATTGTATTCTGCATAAAATGACGATTTGCCATCTTCGTTTTTTCTTGCATATTGACCAACATCAATAAAACGGCAATCTATTTTATGGCTACGAAGAATATCAAAAAAGAGTTTATTTGCTTTGTTGACCTCATTCGGATTATTGTCTTTGATTGGAAATGTATTTTGACATTTGAAATCTTTATAATTTCTTAGTAAATCAACGGTATATATCTTTTTTAGTGTATCTTTGAAATAATCATTCATATTTAGTTTATCCTTTTATTACACCAAGTGGAGAAAGTCTAATCATTATTTTTGTTAAGTCTTTTTGATTTTCCATTACGGTATCAATATCTTTATATGATCCGGGTGCTTCATCAAGCCCACACACCGCCCCCAGACCATGTACTATGCCTTTCATTTTTCTCTGTTCTTCTTCGAGATTGAGGGTTCGTATTGCTTCCAGGCGTCCCATTTTTCTTCCAGCGCCATGAGAACAAGAATTGAAACTTTCGGGGTTTCCCAATCCTTCTGTAATATAACTGCTCGTGCCCATAGAGCCAGGTATTATGCCAGTTAATCCTTTTGATGCTTTTGTTGCTCCCTTACGATGGACAATAACATTTGTATTATAGTGATTTTCAAAAATTGCATAATTATGATGTATATCTATTTTTGGCATAAAATATACATCTAACATATTATCCATGATTTCTTTTATTTTCATCATCATATTTGATCTGTTTTCTTTCGCAAATTCTAAACAGAAATTCATTGCACAAAAGTAATCACGACCCTCTTGTGTATCAATTGGCAAGAACGCAAGGTCTTTATGTGGTATATCGGATGCCCATTTTTCGCAAAGAGATACTGCTTTTTCGTGAAACCATTTTGCTGTTTTTAGTCCAATATTGCGACTTCCAGAATGGATCATTAGCCAAATAAACCCGTCGCTACCTTTTTGAATTTCTATAAAATGATTTCCGCCACCCAATGTACCAAGTTGGAACTTAGCAGATGTAATTTCTCTTTCTATAATTTCAATATCTGGAAAAGATTTAAATCCATCCCATCTTTGAATGTCGGTATGATGGGAGAATCCGACAGGTATTGTTTCTCTTATTTTTCCAAATATGGCTTTTATTGTATCATTATCAATGTTTTGAATTGACGTTTTTACAGCTTGCATACCACATCCAATATCAACACCAACAGCATTTGGAATAATTACATTTTTGGTTGCCAATACCCCACCAATCGGCATCCCATAACCAGAATGACAATCAGGCATCAAGGCAACCCACTTGAAAGAAAATGGGTGGTTCGCAAGATTTTTAGCTTGTTGTAATGCGGAATCTTCAATATCACAAAGCCACATTTTTATTGGTAGTTTTTCTGATGTTATTACTTTCATATCATATCCTTTTATGCAATAGCTGTTTCGACATTTTCTGGCATATTATCTGGAAAATCAACAGGTATCCACCAACCAGTTTTATTTTCCATAAAATTACCACTCGTAACATACGCAAATCCGTTTGCTATTTTCTTTACAGTAACAAAATATAATTTGTGTTTGTCTGTTCCAAACGGATCACAATGAACCAGTAATTACTTTCATGTTCTGGTAAATCTTGTGTCCATCCAGATAGATTCTTAAAACACTCACATTCTTTACATCTTTCTGGATTTATTAGTTTACGACTAAAAACGAGTGTCCAACATCCAAGACAACCCAATAGTGCATCTGGATGTGTACACCAATCCGGTTGTTTATATCTATTTACAATATCACCATATGTAACATCTTGGGATTCTATTTCTTCGATATATTCTTTGTCGGTAAGTTCATGGTAGTATTTTTTGTTATCCATTTTTATATCTCTTTATTTTATGTTATGTAATCTTCATAATAAAAACACAGTCTATCATAATATGAAATTCCGCAACGTATAAGTTCAATTATATGATCTTCGGTAAGATTGGTAAGATTATCCATATCACATAAATCCAATGAAATTCCTTCATCGCCAAAACCAATATCAATGCGTTGTGTTGAATCATTTCTAAAACATATTTGGTCAAGCAACATGATTGCATGAACGAGTGGATACTTACTTAATTTTTTCTCAACGAGAGAAAATTTCCCAATTTCGTTATGATATTTTTCCAATATTTCATTTATTTCTACTTTATTCATTTTATAACATCCTTTTTTGTTTTTCTGCCTGATCTATGCGCTTTCGTGCAATATTGATATATTTTTGAGATTGTTCTATTCCAATAAACGAACGGTTTGTTTGCATACATGCCACTCCAGTTGATCCACTTCCGGTCATTGGATCAAGGATTGTTTCAAATTCTTTTGTTGTGCGCTCAATAATCCACCGCATAACATTTTCTGGTTTAGAGCATGGATGATCGACATCTGCAACTCGATTTAACCTTTGTATAAAAGTGTCCGGGTGTCTTCCATCTCCGCTTTGAAGAAACGGGTCTTTGCCATATACAATAATCGGTTGCCAGCAAGAAAATCCCCATGACGACGATCCAACTCCGGCCATATTTACCCAAGATAGTATCCACGTATATTCTGGATATAAATAAATGTTTTTTACACCAGGCGTAATAATAACTCTGTCGGCAACACGCAAAGCCTCGGGCATAAACAAATCAATAAGATTTTTTAGATTCTCTCTTGTATCTTTATATTCATCATAAACAGTTCCGTTTCCATAAGGCGGATCAACAAAAATATTATCAATGCTATGATCTGGACACCCTTTTAATATAGATATACAATCACCTTGTATTAATTGAACATTCAATATTTCTACTCCTGTTTTTTGATCCATGATTATTTTTCTTCATAATATCCTTGTCTTATGTATTTATCAGCATAATTATTCATTACCCTCCAAGATAATAACCTTGCTATTTGTAATATTTTGTCTTGACTTATTTTTTTACTAGATAGTCTAGGCGCATCTTTTTTTACAATAACTTCAAAGTCGTTTTTTAGATTTACTTTTACAAGTATCCATCCATATCTATCCGGTGGTACTATATCAAAGTTGTATGTTACATACCAGAAATAGTTTAATGGATTATAGTAACATGAATTTCTTATATTGATAAGTGGTGGATTCTTTTCATTGACAATGCGATAGTGTTTGGTTTTCTTTGCATCAGCGTTGAAATCATATATATTGAGTTTAATCTCATATTCATGTACATATCCTGATTTTGTTACACTGATCAAATCGGATTCCCACGGGAAAACAGATGTACTATTTGGAATTATGAGATTGTGTTTTTTATGATTCATACACCATCCCATAATTACAGACTGTATTGTTGATTCTGTTATTTTCATATCAATCGAATGTTTTTATTTACAGACACTCAACGCAAGTACTATCATAAATAATCCGAATACAAGTCCAAGTACTTCCATTGGGTGATCTTCGTATATTAATAACTTAAAGAAAAAGAATAAAGTTACAACCGCTCCAATGGCAAAACCGATAACAAATAATGCTGCTTCCATTTCAATTACTCTCCTTATAGTTTTTATAATTTGTTCTTCAAGTTCCCTGACGCGGACTTGAACCGCGAACTTCTGATTAAAAGTCAGATCCTTTTCCATTAAGAGTACCGGGGATTATTAAGCTACAGAATGGGATTGAACCATTATTCAATGTTTACAGGACGTTTGTACTGCCAACTATACTACTGTAGCGAGAGCGATAAACGAGTCTCGAACTCGTAACCTAATGCTTGGAGGGCATCCGCTCTACCGATTGAGCTATTATCGCGTAGTAGCGGGAGTGGGAGTCGAACCCACAAGGATGTGGTTATGAGCCACAGTGGTTGCCGCATAACCTTCCCGCGTCGATCATTAACTATATTATATATTATAATGGCAGGATACAATTTTTGCAATAGGCAATAATCTGCATTGTATTCGTATAGCACTATACTGTTGCAATTAATGTCAAAGTTATGTTATAATCTCAAAAGGAGAAAACAACATTGAAAAACACAAAAATAAATCAACTAGGCGCAGTAACAACTGTAAATTTTGATGATGTAAAAAGCGGATGGAAAAAATGGTTATTGCTCCAATCGGATATACATTGGGATAGTAAATATTGCAATAGAAAAGTGCTTACCAAACAACTCGACGAAGCATTGAAAAGAAATGCATTAATATTTATGTTTGGCGATATTTATGATGCAATGAACGGGAGATATGATAACAGAAAAAGTTATGATGAAATACGTCCTGAGTTTTGCTATGATAATTATTATGATTTGATTGTTGACGAAAGTACAAAATACTATTCAAAATATTCTGCCAATATTTGTTTAATATCACGTGGTAATCACGAGATGTCAGTTATAAAGTATGCAAATACAGATTTAATTGATAGACTTGTTAGTGGTCTAAATATAAAAAACGAATCAAATATTGTAAGGGGTGGATATGGGGGATGGGTAAAATTTTTATTCAAAATAAACAGAACAAAAGGATTCAGTCTAAATCTAAAATATTTTCACGGTGCTGGTGGAGAAGCCCCTGTAACACGTGGGATTATCTGGACAAATAGGCAAGCTGTTTATTTACCTGATGCAAACTTTGTAGTTAATGGTCACAATCATCATCAATACCATGTGTCAATATCACGAGAAAGAATAACGGATCGTGGAAATATTTACTTTGATATCCAACATCATATCAGGATACCGGGATTCAAACAGAGTTACGGAGATGGATCAACTGGATGGGATGTTACCCGTGGTGGTGTACCAAAACCAATAGGGTCTGTGTGGTGTCGGTTATATAAAGTTGAAGACCATATTGAAGCACAAATAATTCCAGATGTAACTGGTGCAGATCCAATAGAAGTAAAGAATGGATATGAATATAGTAATGAGTCCAGATATTTTGATGATGAAATGAATGAACCTTCACAGGATTAGATAAACTATGACAAGAAGAAATTGGGGTACATTAGTAGAAAATAAAGAAACAGGAGAAATGGAACGCAAGATGGTTACTGATCCTGTTGATGTTTTTAAAACAATAAGAATAAAAAGAGCTATGGAACTTCGCGGAAGTGGATTGAATTACGAAACAATAGCTCAGATTATGAGAAACGAATTTGGTAATCAAATTGGAGCGAAGTATGATGGTTCTCGTGCTTGTAAAGATGTCAAGGATGCATTATTATACGCAAGAACAAATATGGCAGAAACCGCAACAGAGATAATAGAATTAGAATTGGAAAGATTAGACAAGATGTTCATGGTTGCATACAACCTTGCTCTGTCTGGAAGTTTTCCAGCCATAGAAACAGCTCTTAAGATTATGAACAAGAGAGCTATGTATCTTGGTCTGTATAAACCAAAAGCCGTTCAGGTAAGTGATTGGAGAACAGAGATTCTAAATCTTATACGATCTGGCAAAATAACACTTTCGCAGGTAAAAGAGCAACTTGGTGACGAAATGACAAGTTCTTTGTTGAGTGGAGATAACTTGATGATTACTGATGGAATCGCGAAAGAGGAAGATATTATTATAGATGGGCAATTTAGTGAAACAAAGCAATCCGAAAGTTAATATATTCGACGCGGCATTTTTATATACCGGATCAATGGGAAAATGCAAGTTATATCCACCTACATCTTTTATATGGAACGATCAAAGATTTTCTGGTAAAACAGATTTTGGTAATGAAACAGTATTTTTTACAGATACGTTTTTACATATGGCAAAGGATGTTAAGGCAGGTAAAAAAGTTGCATGGATTTTAGAACCTCCTCCATTCAGAATGTGTAATTATGATACTGTGCTTGAAAATATGGAGTATTACGATTATGTTCTTACGTATGCTGATTTTATGCTTAATTACGACAAGAATAAAGTATTGTTTTATCCATATGGAGGAAGTATGATTCCGCAGGATAAATGGAGTCTTGATCTTTCAAAAAATAAAACAAAACTTTGTTCTATAATTGTTTCTGATAAGAATGCAACAGAAGGTCACAAATTACGTCATAGACTTGTTGATATAACAAGACGCAATAAGTTGAACATTGATGTACTAGGTTCTGGATACGGGGAGTATGTTGACAAATATGATGGATTATATCAATATAAATCAACAATTGTAATATCGGGTGAAAATCTTGATTTTTGTTTTGACGAAAAAATTATTGATGCATTTGCAACCTGTACTATGCCGATTTTTTGGGGTTGTAAAAGTATTGATTGTTTCTTTGATGAGGATGGAATTATCAAAATAAATAATATTAATGACAAGTTTGATAGAGATAGACATATTGTGAAATACTTGAACGACATATTAGATATAGTTGAAAATAAATATAATAATACAATTCAAGAAATGTATAATAATTTCCATTTTGCAAAGTTGTATGTTTGTGCAGAAGATTGGATATATGAAAATTATCCATTTTTATTTTAGGTGAGTTATATGCAAATAGAGAGTTTATTAAGCCAGGAGTCAAGGGCAGCACTTATAGCAGAAAGAATGAAGCTATCCGCATCAAAAGTAAAAGCGGAAAAATGGCCTGATAGACACTTGCATAACGAGGATAATCAACCAATTCCATTTCACACCGGCCAGAATCTTGTATTTGATTCGACATCAAGAATTGTTGCAATGCTCGCAGGCTCACAAGCGGGTAAAACGGCCATTTCCCCCTGGTGGATTTATAGTGAAATGAATAGACTTGGCGGTGGTGATTATCTTGCTGTTACATCAACGTATGATTTATTTAAACTCAAATTTTTACCAGCAATGCTCGCTGTATTTGAACAGATACTTGGAATAGGAAGATATTGGGCTGGTGATAAAGTTATTGAGATAAAAGACCCAAAAACAAACACGTTTCTTGCGACAAAATCAACTGATCCAATGTACGCAAGAATAATTTTACGTTCTGCCGATGCATTGCAGGGTCTTGAGAGTTCAACAGCTAAAGCAGCAGTACTCGATGAATGTGGTATGGATAAGTTTACGTTTGGAGCATATAAGGCTATTAGACGTAGACTGGCATTAAGTCGTGGAAGAATATTAATGACAACTACCCTGTATAATTTTGGGTGGATTGTTCAACATATTCTTGATGTTGCTGTAAAAACGGGTGACGTATCATTTTATTATGAAAACGGCGGAGAAATTCAAAAAACAGTAAGTAAACAAAAAGATATTACTGTAATACAGCTTGATTCTATTGTTAATCCACAATTTCCAAAAGAAGAATTTACCGATGCCGCAGAACTATTGTCGGAAGAAGAATTCAATATGTTCTATCGCGGTAGAAAATCTACACGTCGGTTTCTTATTTACGATGTATTTGATCCAGAAAAACACGTGTGTACTACTCCATTCAAAATATCTGATAGCTGGAAAAGATATTGGGGAATGGATTATGGGGGTGAACACATGGCAGTTATATTTCTTGCTGAAGAACCTACCACAAAGCGATTGTATGTTTACAGGGAATATATGGCTGGCGGGAAAGATGTTGCCGGATTTACTGATGATATAGTCAAAGGAGAAATATCACCCTTTAGGGCATATGGGGGTAGCAAAAGTGAGGAAAACTGGAGGCGTGAATTTAGATGGCATGGTACATCAGTAGAACAACCGACAATTATTGATGTTAATCTTGGGATAAGCCGCACGTATACTGCAATAAAAAATGATGGTATAATATTCTTTAGTGATGTAAAGGGAATAATAGATGAATTGGGAAGATATAGACGAGTGAGAAACGAAAACGGAGAAGCTACTGATGAAATTCTTGATAAAAATACATTTCACCGTCTTGATGCGTTAAGATATATAGTTTCTTCTATTAGACCCGGCGTTTCTCTAAGGGCAAAAGCGATCAATGTTAGTGAGGTAATTGATTATGAATAATAACAACAAATTAATAGAAGAAATGACTGTAGAGACAATGCAGTCAGATACTCGCCAAGAGAAATATGTTGGTGTTGGCGGTAATGGATCTGGCTTATTTATGTTTTTTTTGCAAGCCGGTGATCTTGTTCCTGCATGGTGGAGCGCGGCAAGAGATGTTAAGTTGAGAAAATTTGTTAAGGAATCAGATCATCTTGGTGGTGCTGTATTTTCAACTATAACAAAATTATCTTCTATACCTTTGAGAATTATACCAAGAGATTTATCAATAAAAACGCATGGTGTTTTGGCTGATAAATATTTGGAATACATAAAAAACATTTCTGATTTTGGTAGAGGGTGGGAAGTATTTTATTCAAAATTTCTTGAAGATTTTTATACACAAGACAATGGCGCATTTGCAGAAATAATTGGAGAGGGGGATAAAGATGGAGAAATTGTTGGTATTCCTCTTGGAATTGCACATCTTGACTCTTTTAGATGTCAGCGTACATCGAACCCGATATATCCGGTTTTATATCATGACACTGATGGAAAGATATACAAATTGCATAGAACAAGAGTAATGTTTGCGAGTCAAATGCCATCTCCAATTGCTAATATGTATGGTGTTGGTACTTGTGCTATTTCTCGTTGTATAAATGCTGCACAGAATTTATTGGACATAGCCATATACAAACAAGAAAAACTTGGATCGAGACCTCGCAGACAAATACTCGTAACGCAAGGTGGATTAGACCCTGACGATTTTGCAGAAGCGATTAAATTGTCTGATCAATCTGAAAGCTCTCAGAGTTTGCGGAGATTTTCAAAAACAATAGCGGTTGGAAGTAGAAATTTAGAAAATGCTGATATCAAAGAACTTGATTTATTGTCTACCCCTGATGGATTTGATGAAATGGAATCATCTTCAATTGGAATGGCTATTGTTGCTCTTGCATTTGGCGAAGATGTAAGAGAGATATTCCCAATTGGTCTTGGTGCATCAACAAAGGCTGATGCAATAATTCAACACATAAAACAACGTGGAAAAGGCGCTGGATATACGATAGGAATGATGCAGAGATTACTTGATACGTATGTCCTTCCACCGTATTTGAAAGCAGAATTTGATTATCAGGATGATGCACAAGACAGGCAGATAGCCGATATACAAAATATAAGAGCTACGTCACGACAGCGCAATATTATTACATCAACAATAGATGTCAGAACCGCGAGAGAGCTTATGAAGAATGAACAAGAGCTTACTCGTGAACAGTTTGAGCAACTTGAACTCAAAGATGGACGACTGGAAGATGGAACCAGTGTTCTTGTTTTATTTCATAGCAAGCTAAATGATTTTGTCGAGTTTTTATCTGGTGTTACAGAATTAAATTTTGAAGAGAAAAAAGAAAATATTATGGAGGTAATTATTACCTCAAAAGATGTTGATAAAATAAAAAATGCGCGCAAGGCACTCGCGGCAATAATATATAAATTTGAAACATTGCCTCAGAAAAAGCTTATGGAATCTATGAATATGCAACAGCCAAATGGTAATATTAGCAGAAATGGTAATATCAGTGCTGGACAAGATGATTCATTTGACTCTGAAAAGTATGATGCTGGAAACTCAAATAAATTTCCGCGCGATACTACAAGGGCACCAGACGAAGAAAACGAGATGATGAAATAATGGCATCTGAAGGATATTACATAAAAAGATTTGGCAAAAAAGTAAAAGGGAATTTAAATTCGTTTGAGTTTATAAACGAAATTTATAATCAGATCCATGTTGAAGCCCAATATACGCGCGCGTTATACAGAAAAACTGTATCCACGTGGAATACAAGACCAGATTTCTATATAAATATAAAAGGTTATACAAGAGATGAACCCGTTGCAATTGGAGAAGAAACTTTTAAAGATATGTTAAAAAACTTCAACCAGTGGACAGAAAGCTCAGATGAACAAAAATTACTCCAGCAAGAAAGAGCAGATATGATTGCTGGATCGAGTAATCTTTCAAAGTATGAAACTGTTATGGGTTTTGCAAATAGAATAGCCGGAAGTGTAAAAAATACACTTTCTTTTTATATATATACAGATTCTGACATCTATAGATTCGTTGATGGAGGAACAGAGGTTAGATTTGCGCTAATGTCAAAAGATTGGGAATCAAAAACAAGTCCGGGAAAATTATCACCTGTACTTGGTGCTGGTAATGTTGAATTATATGGAGATGGCTATATCAAAGTATTTGGTCAAGATAATCCGAGACCAGGAATAACTCCAAGAATGTTTAGTGATATTATATATAATGCAGAAATAGGTTTATTCCGAAAAAATCTTGCAAACGCGTCACGTAGAGGAACAAGAAAACTAGCGAAATCATTGGGCGCAGGAGAATCAATTAATAAATATATAAAGTCTGGAAAGGTGTAATCTATGGATCAACCATTAGACATAAAAAAAGAATGGCTAAGTGTTGCTAGAAGAATGCAGTCCGTTTCTTGTAGCGAGGGTTTGTCTATTGTATCAATAAGTGTACTTGTGAATTCTGCTGGCGTTCCGATTTTTTGGTCTGAACCTAAAAAAATACTTATAGAGCCGAAAGCAAAAGCAGGAGATATTATTAATTCTTTGAGTAAGTTTGAAAATGGATTTAAAGAAAACTCTTGACATACTGTATTAATATGTTATAATTTATAATAATTACCCGAAAGGTGTTCTTACTGGACATGCGTATTTGCGCATGTCCTTTTTGTTTGGAGATAATATATGGAAAATGAAGATTTAGAAGCTGTAAATGTAGATGAAAAAGATTTAATAGATGTTAATTCTAATACTTCTATTGAAAAAAGCGCATCCGAAGATATTGAAAAACTAGACGAAGCAATGTATGGTAGTAATTGGGTTGGCTGGAACGCTACTTCATTTGATGAATTAAAAAAAGTTTCTCAAATGGTTGATGTTGTAGATAATTTTGGTAAGCTGTCTATAATTGCAAATCATATGGCGATGAATATAAGTACAATGCCTGTCAATAGTGAAGATGAGCGTATTGAGGCTTATACAAAGCTTATTGATGACTTTTCAAATTTGGCAAAAGAGCTTATTACAGAAAGTAAAACATCCAATAAATCAATAATTGATAAAATAAAAACATTATTCAAAAAAGAAACAAAAGCATCAAAGGCGGATTATGCTTATACGCCTGGAGACGATCCATCAAAGTGGAAATTACCGCTTGTTGATGATTCGGGTAAAATGACGGTTGAAAAACTTGGTCAAGCTGCATCTGCCTTTAGTCCTGGTGGGCATAGGGGAAACAAAGTTAAAATGCCGGCCGGCGATGTAGCTGCTGCGAAAAGAAAAATACGTGCTGGGTATGCGAAATTGGGTGTAAAGCCAGAAGATATACCTGATTCTGTAAAAGAAGCCGGAAATATGATGGTGTGGAAAGAAGCCAATGGAGTTTACCGGGTTCTTATAACATACTCAAATTGTTATAGGGATAGCGATAATCCACCCGAAATAATATCCAGTGATAGCCATAAGGGATTTGTGGATATGGTTGATAATAAAATTGCAGACTATCCCGATCTGTGGCATTGGCATATAAAAGGCACAAAGTACGGAGAAATAGATTGGCTTGCGTATGATGAAGAAAATGGATTTGCTATGGCTTGCGGACACATCCTTCCAGGACATGAAAAAGAAGCCGAAGCATTATCACAAATGGATGATTTACGAGTATCTCACGGGATGCTTGTTTTAGAGCGTGATCCAGACGATGACACCGTTATCACGCGGCATATAACGAAGGAAATAAGCGATTTGCCATCATGGGCGGCGGCTAATAAGCTGACATCCTTTGAAATCATAGATCAAAGCTCGGAGGAAAAAATGATTCCAGATAAGAAAAAAGAATATTTGAGAAAGTTAAATCTTACTGACGAGCAAATAGATGAAATTGAACGTTTGAATAAAGAAAGGGCTGATATGGCTAAAAACGAAGGTATAGAATTTAAAGAAGCCGATGGCGATGTAGCAGAAGCCAATGTCGATACATTGGATAATGTTTCCGACGATAAACCAATTGCCGACAAAGAGCCAAAAGAGTCAAAAGATCAAAATGATAGTACCGAAGTAAATGACAACAAAGATGAAAATACTCCGGTAACAACAAATGACCTTTTGGGTATTTTATCAGCCATGAAAAGCATTTCAGATGCTGTAAAAACTTTATCCGAACAGGTTGAATCTATTAAGAGTCAGAAAGAAAATGATCGTGAACTTGATTTAAGTACTGCCGCATCTATAGCATCATTGATTTCTAGAGATATGAGTGCTATAGGAAGTAAAGAGACCAGTGTTCACAAGGGAAACAAGATCGTTGATGACAAACCCGAAGAAACAAAATCTTTGGGAAACACGCAGTATTCCAACAATCCAGTTGTGAATAGCGTTTTGTCCAGCATAATAAAATAAACTGTGGAGGTTTAAGATGGATAAAGATGAATTAAAAGAATTAGTCAGTGCTATGACTGCTATTGCTACGGAATCTGCGAAAGCTGCCGCGCAGGAAGCTGTAAAGGCTGCTCCTTCTGGAATGACCGCGACTACAGTTCACGGGTCAACTGGAATTTTCCATGATCCCGTAGAAAGAGATGTAATTACTGCTCATGTTAGACCAAGCGGTATTATTTCTATGTTGCCGTTTTTCCCGTCTGTTGTTGAAAGTCCTTTGTTTGCTTCTATAACTGGCGTTAGTGGCCCTCATGGAACACGGGCTACGAAAGCGTGTCAGGATGCTCCAACCGGATATATGAAGGGTTGTGATCTTACTGCAAAATTTGGCCTGACTCGTATGGATACCAATGACATTGAGATTGACAAGGTTATGCTTCGCGCTAATCGTGGAGATTTCAGTGATCTTTTGATGCGTGGAAGACTTTTGGGTATGTCCGGGTTAACACCTAGCGGATTGACAGAAGATAATATTTTATCTATTGTTACCAAAAGTGAAATGGTTACTGCTGCTGTTAATGCTGAGCGTCAGCTTTTGGTTGATTATTGGCAGGGTACAATAGCCACTGGTGCTATGCCGGGTCTTGATAGTCAGATTGCTACTGGAATCAAAGATACTCTAACGGGGACATTGTGTCCTGCTCTTGATTCAACAATACAGGATTTCAATTTCAGTGCAATTGATGGGACTGCTAAAGATATAGTTGAATATCTGTCCATGATGGTTTATGGATTGGAAGATAATGCCCGGAGAATGGGATTATCTCCTGTTGATTTTGTAATAGTTATGAGACCGCAGCTTTGGTACGAGCTTAGTGCCGTGTGGCCTTGTCGCTACATGACCAATAGATGCTCCAATTCTACAGGAACGAATGTTGCTGTTATTAATGATAATGTTAATACAGCTATGCGTGATCGCATGAGACAGGGTTTGACAATTGACATTAATGGTAAAGCCTATCCCGTTGCTCTTGATGATGGAATTTATGAATACAATAGCACAAATTCTGCCAGTGTACCTGCCGGAAGTTTTGCGTCCAGTATTTATGTAATTCCATTGACGATCAATGGTAGTTTACCTGTTACATACAGAGAACACGTTGATTATCGGGCCGCTGGTGCTGATACTGCTTTGCTTCGTGGAACAGAGGCTTTCTGGACTGATGATGGTATTTATTTGTGGGCTACTACGGTTAATCTGTACTGCTATCGGTTAAGTTTGAAAACAGAACAGAGAATTATACTACGTACTCCGCAATTGGCCGGAAAGATTCAGAAAGTTCTGTATACTCCGCTGAGTCACTTGCGTGATCCGTTCTCTGACGGCGCATACTTCAAAGATGGTGGTGTCTCTATGAGATCAGCCGAGAATCTGTATGCTGTTTGGGATGGTCGTCAGTAAAATATAGTTTTAGTTTAGAAAATACAAGGGTACAAAAATACCCTTGTATTTTTTTTATGATGTGTTATAATTTCTTTGAAATAAAAAATCTAATCGCACTGGTGAGAATATGGTATATAAAAACAAAATAGTCGGCCACGAAGATATTGATCCTTCAAAAATTTTAGCAAATCCCCTAAATCCAAGAGAACATCCGGAAATCCAAATATCCATGATGGATGGAATATTAAAGGATGTTGGATGGTTAACAGAAATAATAGTAAACAAGAATAATATGCACATCGTTGATGGGCTTATGCGTCACGCCCTTGCAATATACGAGGGTGAAGAAACTGTACCGATTACTTGGGTTGATCTAACCGATGAAGAAGAAAGAAAAGCATTATTAACATTCAATCCTGTTGCAATGTTGGCAAAACAAAACAAAGAAAAAACTACTGAGTTAATAAATACAACACAAACATCATTTGCTGGTATGCAACGTTTGATAGATGATATTGCGAAAAGAAACAATATAGATGTTACACTTGCAAATGAAAATAACGATGATGAATCTGATACCGAAAAAATAGAAGAAGAATCTAAGGTTGATAGATCAATTATTGAAAAGTTCAATGTTGATACTGGTAAAATATGGTCTGTTGGAAGACATTATTTATCATGTTGCGATTCTACCGATATTGAGCAATTAAGAAATCTTGTTTCTTGTGTTAATGATTTCGGTTTGGTAATTGCAGATTTTCCTTATGGTGTTAATTTTAAACGTGGACAATTTATAACAGATTCATCAAAGAAAAGTTCAAAAATTGGCACTGGTGAAATTCCAATATCAATAGGCAACGATGACGTCTCAACAAGAAATCAAAGAGACCTTGTAAGTAATGTTTTGAGAAACATTATAGCACTTAGCAAAGATACAATATCTGCATATGTATTCAGCGGCGCGCTAAAAGAAGGTGCAGATACATTATATGGTATATACGATTCTGGATTTGATGTTAAGAGTCAAATAATATGGTTAAAAAGTTCTCTTATACTCGGTCAAGCTGATTATCAATGGATACATGAAAATATCTGGTATGCGATAAAAAAGAAAAATTCATTGAAAAAATGGTTCGGTGGTAGAAATAAAACTACTGTTATGCAAGTAAAGAAACTATCAAAAACATATCATCCAAATGAGAAACCAGAAGATTTACTTGTCAATTTTATATTCAATAGCTCCGAAAAAGGAGATGTTGTTTTTGACCCATTTGCAGGATCGGGTAGCACATTATTTACATGCGAAAAAAATGATAGAGTTTGTATAACCTGTGATAATGATAAATATTGGGTTGCATTTATTCTAAATAAGGCATTAGAATTAGGACTCGAAATTAGAGAAATAATATGAAAATAGTTGTTTCTTGCTCTGACAAATATATACATGCTCTAAATGTGTTTGCTCATTTTTTCAATAAGTATTTTACTGATGAAGATGGAAAAATGTTTTTGGTAGATGTTGCTGGATATAATCCACCAACAGATTTTGAATTGCCGGACAATTTTGTTTTTCATTCAATATCAAAAACGTGTTATCCAAAAGAAAAATGGGTTGATGGATTTTTGGAATATCTCGATTCTATTTCTGATACACACCTATTGCTGTTTCTTGAAGATTATTGGCTTTGCAGAGAAGTTGATATAAAAGCAATTAGATGTTTGTTAAGACTTATAGAATCGTCCCCAAATATTCTGCGTGTTGATTTGACCGCAGATCGTCAGTTTGCTGGTGGCGTAAAAGATATTGGATATTTAGAACATCTTGATTTGATTGATGCAAAGGGTAGTCAGTATGAAATGAGTTTACAGTGCGGTATTTGGAACAAGCAACTACTTATGAATATTCTAAATAGATTGCCTGAAGAAAATCGTTCAGCTTGGGATGTAGAATTGATTGGTACAAATTATGTCAATGATGACAATGATATAAGAATAATAGGTACAAAACAAGTTCCAGTTAGATATGTAAACGGATTCAATAATGCCGCAACTGGAATAAATTTTTATCCATTTTCAAAGGAGGATTCAGATGTCGCAAAACAATTACTCGGAATTTCTAAATAATCTTGTCAAATGGCAAGGATATTTAACACTTAATGAAGTCTCAGCATTGCAGCAATATTCTGCAGCAATATCTACATATTTAAAACCTGTGATTGTTAATATTGGTGCTGGTGCTGGAACAAGTACAATAGCTCTTGCATCTGGAAACAATAATGCCACTATTTTCTCTGTCGATATTCGTGCGGATGAATTGGAGATGTTTACTAATGAGCACTTACGCATGAAAGAAGTTGGAGAAGAAATATCAGACAGAGTAATAAGAATATGGGGTGATAGCAAGAAGGTTGGTTATGCTTTCCCGTATAAAGTTGATCTTGTGTTTATTGATGGGGATCATTCGTATGATGGTATTTTAGGAGATATAGGAGCATGGTCAAAGAATATTTGGCCAGGTGGGATTATATGTTTTCATGATTACGGAAGTAATAATTGGCCCAGTGTTAAAAATGTTGTTGACAAGTATGCAAGTTTGTCTGATTGGACACAGCTATGTGTTATAGATACCCTTGCTGTTTATAGAACGAAGCACGGATTAACTACCAATAAGGTTGAATATGCAAGCTCTAATAATGGGTAGTTTACCCACAACAGTAGGGAAAACAGAACATTATTTTTATGAAAGATATTGTTTTGTTGATTGTCGTGGTAACAATCTTGTTATTGACAAGGATGCTAATATTGGTGTTGGCGTAAAAATAATAACAACATCGCACGATATATTTGATGGAAATTTTGGGATAATAAATAATAGGCCAGTAATAATAGAAAAAAATACATTTATTGGAAGTTTTTCGATATTGTATAACTGTACAATAAAAGAGGGAGCAATTGTTAGTATTGGAAGTGTTGTTAGTGGCATGGTTGTTCCCCCTTATACCGCAGTCGCCGGAAACCCCGCAAAAATAGTTGCCGAGTTTATAGATGGCAGATGGAGATTAATAAAATGAAAGTAAAAATGTTTCCTCCTTATGATGACATAAAAGGTCAATCAAACGGTATTGCAAGATGCATAGAGGGATGGACACGCCATTCAAAAGATTTCGGAATAGAATATGTTGGTAAGGATTCTGATAATTTTGATATTATTGCTGCTCATGCAGGATGTACTGGTAAAGATTGCGATGTCGCGCATCTACACGGAATATATTTTACTGGTGACTATCAGGCTAAGGGATTTGAATTTAAAACTAATGCCAATGTAATTAATGCTGTAAGACATGCAAGAGCAATAACTGTTCCATCCGAATGGGTTGCAGAAACATTCCAGCGTGATATGCGTGTTAATCCATTTGTAATATATCATGGAATAGATGATGATGGATGGGATATTGACACTGAAGATTATGGGTATGTTATATGGACTAAAAATAGGACTTATGATGTATGTCACGTGAATCCATTATTGAGATTAGCAAGTGAATTGCCCGGAGTCAATTTTGTATCTACATTTGGAGATGAAAATAAGTCGTCCATTCATAATAACATTAAAGTTACTGGTGTAATACCACCAAACGAGATGAAAAAACTTGTTGCACATTGTTCTGTATATTTGTCGTCTGTTAAAGAGACATTTGGCATAGGTACACTAGAAGCAATGAAATTAGGAAAACCAATACTCGGATTTAACTATGGTGGTAATAAGCTTCTCGTTGAACATGGTGTTAATGGATATTTGGCAGAACCCGGAAATATTGAAGATTTAAAGATAGGGTTATTATTTTGTCTCAAAAACAAAGATACACTTGGGTACAATAGCAGAATACTCGCTCGTAAATGGAAGTGGGAAAATGTTATGCCGAAACTGTTTGATGTTTATAGCATGGCAATGAAAAAAGAAGATCCAACAATAGGTGTTATTATTCCATGCTATAACTATGCAGATAAAGTTGAACGTGCAATAGAATCTGTTCAAAATCAAATAACAAAAGCTGATGAAATTGTTGTTGTTGATGATGGATCAACAGATAATATAGCTGACGTTATGTCAAAATATCCAAATGTAAAATTTGTGCGCCAGCAAAATTCCGGTGTTGCTGCAGCAAGAAACAATGGGATTTTAAACACAAAAACGAAGTATGTTGTTTGTCTTGATGCAGATGACGCGATAGAACCATTATTCCTCAAAAGATGTATTACCGAATTAGAAAATAATAATTCTATTGGAATAGCATACACAAAATTGCGTTATATAAAGCCAAATGGAGAAACCGGAGTAAGTCAATGGCCTGATTCTTTTGACTATGATATGCAACTAAAACAAAGAAATCAAATACCGACTTGTTGTATGTTTAGAAGAGAAATGTTTGATAGGCTTGGTGGTTATCGCGGCAGATATTCTCCTAATGGCGCTGGATGCGAAGATGCTGAATTTTGGCTTCGTGCGGGTGCTTATGGATACGGGGCAAAGCTTGTTACAAGTGAACCTTTATTTGTGTACTCGTGGATGTCTGGAATTGTTAGTGGCAATAAGGAATATAAAGAGGCTGATTGGACTATATTACACCCTTGGACAAAGGACGGGTTACATCCATTTGCAAGTATAGCAAAACCGCTAAACGGATTCTCGCATCAGGTACGCCAATATGATGAACCAATAATAAGTGCTATTATTCCTGTTGGGCCTGGTCACGAAAATGAATTGCATAATGTATTGGATAGTTTGGAAGCTCAGGATTTTAGAAGATGGGAAGCTATTGTTGTTTGGGATTCTGATAAACCAATAG